CTGAAGCAATGCTTCTGAGTCTTGGCGGGACCAACGCCATCTCCCCGACAAAGGAGCCAATTTTTGAGGCTCGGGTCAAGGTCAATATTGACACTGACTCTGTATTTGCAACGGCTTCTGTCTACGAGGTCATTGTTGGCATGTGTACTGCCGGCTCTGCGGTTAGCGTGTCCGCTGGGGCATTTGATGGATTTGCAGACAGTGTTGCATTCCGGCTTGGCGGAGGAGCGACTGCTGCCAACAACATCTACATTGAGTCTGATGACGGCACTACCGACAACGCTCCCGCCGATACCGGTGTTGACTTCACGTCTGGCACCTACCACGTCTACAAGATCGACATGAGCGATACCAGCGACGTTCGTTTCTACGTTGATGGCAAGCTTGCCAACAATGGCAATCGCATCGATATTAGCGCTATGGCTGCGACGGACTACCTTGAGCCGTTCATCTTGTTTGCTCGCACGAATGCTGGCGGAACTGAGCGTGCCCACTCCTTGGACATCGACTACGTCAACATTTCATCGAAGCGTACCTGATCTTGAATCCCTGAGTAGGAGGTTCCCATGCGGGGATTCATCTGTAACGACAACGCTACGACTGAGATCACGACATCGTATGGCAATGGCCTTCTTCTAAAGGAGAAGGACACTGTTGATGCCAAGTCTCGGGCCATGCCGCAGTCATGCTGGCTGTCTCACGTAGACATCTCACTCACGAATGCAAACAGCGCGACTACCCTGTCTGCATTCTTGACGTGGGATAGCGGCAGGGACCATCCGATGTCGGGTGAGGCTACCGGCTACAAGCTTCAGTCTGGATCAACGTCCAACCTGAAGCATGTGACGATTGCGCTCGATATGGATGCAACGGCTCCTACAGCGCAGACAAACGCAGGAACCTGCTATCTCTGGGTTCTGGTTGACGACGCAACTGGAAACCCAGAGATCGCATCAGCAAGGCTTCATTGGGCCGATAACCGCAGCCGATAGCCACAGGGGGTTTCAGTGGGCTTCAACAACAACTTCAATAGCCAGGGTGGAGCCACGGTCCTCACTGACCTTGAGGTCGATGGAACCACCCTTGTGGTCGATGAGACCAACAATCGGTTGGGCATCGGCACCGCTTCACCAGGCACTACGCTTCAGGTTGAAGGATCTGCGCCCTACATCACACTAAAGAACGACACGTCTGAAAACAGTGATGGTGGTTGTGAGGCTCGAATCATCTTTGAGGATCACGCAAATGCATCGCTTGGCGTCATCGAAGTAAGCCACAGTGGCTCATCAGATGACACCAAGGGGAAGATGACCCTTAACACTCATAATGGCTCGGCTCTTACAGCAGCAGTCACCATTAGTGACTCACAAGATGTCAGCTTTGCAAGCCACGTAGATATTGCAGCAAGTCATGCCTACAAGGTCAACGGCACCGCAATCCTTTCGGACAGCGGCGGCACGATGACGCTCTCCAATGTAGATGCGCTGGATGCGACTACAGAGGCCACCATAGAGTCTGCAATTGACACTCTGTCAAACCTGTCCAGTGTTGGCACAATCACCACTGGAACGTGGCAAGGCACTGCGATTGCTCAGGCATACATCGCTGGTGATGCCATCAACGGCGACAAGATTGCTGATGACGCCATCAACTCTGAGCACTACGCTGACGGCTCAATCGACACTGATCACATCGCCGACAATCAAGTCACACTTGCTAAGATGGCTGGATTGGCGCGCGGCAATATTATTGTCGGTGATTCAGGCGGCAACCCGTCTGCACTTGCTCTCGGCTCTGATACATACGTCTTGACCAGTGATGGTAGTGATGCCATCTGGGCTGCCGCTGGTGGCGGTGGTGCTGCTCCCAACGATGCAGATATGATTCTTCACATGCAAGTCTTCGCTTAGGATTACAACATGGCAACCATCTCAAGAATCAAGCTTAGTGGCTCCACTGACGGTCGTGGAATCGTCGTTGCAGCCAACAGCAGTGCAGGCACGACTATTCATACGGGGCCGTCTGTGGCGGCTGATTACGAAGAGATCTGGCTCTGGGCATCCAACTTCAACACCAGCGCAGAGACTCTGACGCTTGAGTGGGGTGGAACTACCGAGGCTGGCGACCACTTCAAGACGGTCATCGAGCCGAACCAGACTGTTCTGGTTTCCCCTGGATGGGTCATTAAGGGTAACGCCAGCACGGCTCTTATCGTCAAAGCGTTCAGCACGACTGCCAACAAGGTCAACATCGTTGGTTACGCCAACCTCATCGACGCGGCGTAGACATGAGCAGACGTGACAGAAAGCCTGGGAACATCAAGCAAGACACGCTGATGCGCAGTGGTCCGTTTGAGAATGACTGGGTTCGAATCAATGTCGCCGATGGGACTTGGGCTGTCTCTGACCCCGATAGCACTGGGTCGAGTATTAGCAACAGTAATGGCATTAACTCCATCACTGTAGATACGACAAACAACAGTAAGTACGTAGATGGCTGCGTTCACTACAAGGAGTTGTTGACTCCGACTGGCCAGCCTTTTGACTTCTCAGATAAGCCTGTTGAGTTTGAGGGCTACGTCCATCTTCCCAACACAGGGTGGGCAGACACAGGCGGTGCTTCTGGAGGTACCGGTAACCCCCCGACTGGCTCTCGTACTTACATCCTGCTGGGTGTTTGCACTGACCCCGAAAATCTCCCACTGCCCAAGGACGTTCTTGGGTGTGGACTGGAGTGGCAGACCTCAACCACTCGCTTGTATCGCTCTATTTGCCGCAACACTTCGAATAGCGCTCCTGCGGGAACCATCAACACCGATAAGGCGGGCTTGAAAAACATCTCGGCGTCTGACGTGTCTGCGGGCCACAAAGCGAGCAACAGAATCCAGTTTAGGTTTCAGATCCTGAAGTCTGAGCAACTCACCTCCGGCACGCTTGATCCCGCTGGAGGTCCCCGTAGCTACTACCTTATTTGGACAGACCGGTACGATAACGGGGATATGCGGTCTGTCTACAGCTACGCGGCGGGTCAGCGTTGGGGTCGTGAACGCACGACTAAGCTGTATGTCTGGGTGGCTGTGGGTCGCGGATCATCTGGCGCCAGCAGCGCTGCTCAGATTGACTTTGATTGCTACTACAAGGCGACCCTGCTGGAAGGCGGCACTAGCCCGAGCGGCAAGACCGCCCTGCCATCCTAAGAGGTAGTTAATGGACATCCCTGACAACATCCGAAACCAAACCCGCCTGGGTACTCAAGAAGTCTCTGATGAGATCGGTAACGGAAACCTCGTCGCTGGTGATTTTAGCATCGACAAAACTCTCTGGGACGCAGCATTGGCCTCGGCTGATGATGCCCTGTCTCTGGTACAATGGCTTGAATCCAAGAGGACTGACTAATGAAGAACTTGCTTACGAAACTTTTTTGCTCTCAGAGCCGCATGTCCTGGCGACGAATCACCGTGTTGGCGCTTGGCACCGGCCTGCTTGCTGCGGGCATGCTTGACTCCACCCAGTGGCTTTACCTGGGCCTTGCATACATTGCTGGCGACTCTGCTGAGAAGGCAATGGCAGCACTGAAGAAGTAGGTGCCTGATGGCGTTGTCTGTTACCGACCATGACTCTGCGGTCGACTATAAGATTGTTCATGAATCGAGCTTGAACGCTACTCCTGACAACAACGTCACGAGTGGCCCAGGCACGCTTCATTCAGTCTTCATTAACAACAACAACGATGAATACATCTACATCAAGATTGTAGATGCCTACAGCGCTTCGGCTGGCAGCACAAATCCGACGTGGGTTTTTCCGTGTGCAGCCAACTCTATACTGAACTTTGAGATTCCAGGGGGGCAGTCATTTTCAGCCCTCTCCATTTGGTGTACGACTGGGGCGAGCCCGGCTGATTCGACTGCTCCGTCTCTTGGTGTTGGAGAATCGGTCAAGGTTCACTTGGTAACGAGTTGAATCATGGCAGCAGTAAAGACAACAACACCTACTGCTTTGGCCACCAATCTAGTAGTCCAGATTGATGCTGACGAAAACACGAACAATAACGTCACAGGCGGTGCTGGCAGCCTTTACATGCTCAAGGTCGACACAACGGCCAACACGCCAACAACGGCAGAGCCTGGCTGCTATGTGAAAGTCGCAGATGGCAACATCAGCGTGACTTCAACAGCACCTGGGTTGGTCTTCTACGTTCCTCATGGCACCATCAGCACCATGGTTATTCCAACTGGATGGGCATTCAGCACCAACCTGAGCTTTTATTGTGTGACTGGGGCGGCTCTTTCCAGCAACTCGGGCCCGTCTGCAAAGGTCGTTGTGACCATCCTGGCATCGTAGATGGAAGATTGGATTTCAGTTCTATGCATAGTCGGCGTTAGCGGCTTGCTTGCATTTTTTGGCTTTCGTGGTCGGAAGCGGGATGATGATATTGAGTCTCCTCCCGAGAACCGTTCTGCCGATGCCGCAAATGAGAATATTCAACAGACATTTCAAGAAGAGGTGTCTGGAGTTTGGAAGCGGCTGAAGGGGAAAGACCCCGCTGGAGACTTGGCCGACAAGGGAAACTCAAGGAACCGGCGATGAGTTGGCTCGATAAGCAAGCTGGCGTTTGCGCGAAGCTAGTTGCTGTGGCAACTGTTGGGCTGCTTGTTGCCCTCATTTTGTATCTTCTTCTTGGCTCAGGGGTTGCGAGGGCCGGGGACCTGATTGAGCGTCCTGCAGCACCTCAGCCGATTGCCGGGCAATGCGCGAAAAACATTCCAGTTCGAAAAGGAGAAGCGCTTTCTCCCGTTGTTCTTTTGCCCCGTGGTGTCGCATCATGCTCTGGCGTTCTGGTGCCTCTTTCTGACTACGCTGACCTGCTTGCTACCGAGAAGTGGGCTGAGGCCATATCTGCCCAGTATGCAGTAGATACCAGAGCTTTGGAGATGGACCTTGAGTGGTATAAGAAGAAATTGAAGGAGGAGTCACAGCCTCCACCTTTTCTTGAAAGACCAGGAACACAGAGATGGCTTGGTAGAGTTGAGACACTTGTAACGGTTGGCGTGGTTGCTGTTGGCCTCAGTGCTGCTTATCAATATGGCTCAGGGGGCTTCAAATGAAAGAGATAGACACCAAGCTCATCATCTGGATTTGCAGCGTTGTGTTTCTTGCTGGCGGTGGGTGGTGGCATCTTGAGGCCATGTCTGCCGACGTGACTAAGATTCAAGAGACGCTTGATACTCAGCAGAGTGAACTCACCATTCATGTGGCGGCAGATGGCCACACATCTGGTGAGACTCGTATTGAGAAGATTGAAACTCAGCAGAATGAGATGTCCCGTGACCTCAAGACGCTAATGACCAATCAGTCGGCCATCTGCCAGGCCACAGGAGCACGTTGCAGATGAGACCTCAAATCCTTGACTATGTCCAATCCCTTGGCCACGCAGTCTTTGAGAAGGGACTATACAACCTGAACATCATTGGCGTTCGCACCCCTGACGATAGCGCCAACAAGTTCAACGACCACATGCATGTCATCTACAAAGACGAGCACGGGTGGGTCACTCGCACTTGGGCTTGTACGACGGATCCGGGCGTCTACTGGCGTGAGCATCCGATGAACGTCAACGGGACGGCGATTCTCGTTGCGGACCAGTACAGGGGCTCACACAAGATTGGTCTTCATCGAGGCAAGTACAAGGCCTTGGTTCAGACCGGTGGTCGTGTCCGGGTGTACCGGGACAACAACAAGGACGACATCCTCGACATGGACCCTGCTACTGAGCAGGACGGTTACTTCGGCATCAATTTGCACAAGGCAGGCTCTCACTCTACCGAGGTAGACAAGTGGTCAGCGGGTTGCCAGGTCTGGGCAAACGCCGATGATTTCGCTGCTTTTATGGCCATTGTTGAGAAGTCTGCCGAAACTTATGGTCCACAGTTTACTTACACATTGATTGATGAGCCTCCGGCCTAATGGAAGAGCAGGTCGTAACCGAAACTACCAGCAGTGTTGTCACCGCACTGCTGGAGTACGGAGCGATGGGCATTTTTGCCATCTACTTGATTGTCGCGAACTGGTTCGCCCAGAAGCGCATCGACCGCATGACGGAGACGATTGCCTCTCAACTGACCGAGCAAACCACTAAGCTTGATTCACTCATCAAGAGCAAGGAAGAGGACAAGCTCAAGAAAGACATCGCCAAGATGATTGAGAACCGAGACTAAGCTACTTCTTAGCTGGCGGTGCCGCGCCCTGGGTCGGTGCGATTGCATCATTGAGCATGTCGAGCACCTTCATAAGCCCCTCAGGCGGGCCGTCGTCACGGGCGATGACCTTCACGTCGTACTTGGCGCTGTTGTCGCTTGCCCTGGAGTTCTCACTGTGGTTCGCCACTGATCCGTGGATCGTCACGTCGCAACTAAACAGCCCGGCGTTGTACTTCGCGTGCGCTGTCAGATCAGCCTTGCTGTCTGATGTGGTCTTGCTGGAAGTCGAAGACTTGACCTCCATCGTAAACCGCACTTCCGTCTCCTTCACGGAGAGGCTGGGTGTGTTGATGATGGCAAGCAGTGGGACCTGGAGGTCCACCTTCTGAAGCTTAGTCGTTCCATCAGGATCCTGGACAGGCTTGTTGAAGCTGAAGTCCACAGTGCGGGCGTTCATGTTGCCGCCGCCAGCATCATCCAAACCAACGTCCTTGATGAAGTCGCTTGATGCCTTGGCGAGCAAAGTCTGGGCGCTACAGGCGGCCTTGAGGGGGCCTCCGATAAGCTGGTCCATGGGAAGTCCGCCAAACTGCGACGACATGTTTACAAGGGAGTCGGCCATAATGTTCTCCTACGGAAGCAATTTGATTAGCTGGTCATCGATTCTTGCATAACCTTCTGGCGGTTCTGTGCCCTTGAAGGTGAGCTTGAGCTTAGCAGTGTTGCTTTCTTTTTTGAACCACGATGTGTGGCTACATGGCCTGACCATCAACGTGCCTTTGTTCTTAGACGACTTGAGGCCAGAGATTTCGACAGACATTTCAACTTCAAGCGTATCCACTTGTAGGCTTTGACCAGTCGCGAGGGTTTGTAGTGGTACAGGTACTCGTCGTTGGACAAGCTTTCCGTCTTCCCACGTCGGGATCTCCATGATGACTGTGCGAGGTACATATATGTGCTTTCCGTCATCATCTTTTATGGGGTCTCCATTCTCGTCGACCTTTTGTTCCCAGAACTCCTGGTTCATAATTGAATCGAGTTCGTGTCGCTCAGCAATGTCAGTTGCCGCAAGTACGGCAGATTGGATTGAATGGACGATGTCGTCCAATGAATGCTCAGACATAGTGTTGTTCCCGTTAGATAAAGCGAAGACTTAGGCCAGCTATGGAGAGGGCCAATGAGATCACAGAGAAGATCAAGGCTCGTCTACTGGCTCTCCAACTGCGCCCCAAGTCGTCGTGTCGAGTCGCATAGTTCCAGTGTTGTTGAGCGTCCCAAGTCGGCACAGACTCAAAAAACTCAGGACACTTCCTCTCCTCCCACACATCAGATGGAGGAAGACGCAGTCGGTACCACAGGCACATGCCCGCCCACTTCTTTTCTCGATAGTCTGCCGGGTATTTAGCCCACAGACCACACCGCCCACACCGTGCCATAGTCAAAGAGTAACCCCGTCCAGGCCGCGACACCTGAACGGGGTTGAATCTGCGGGTCCCATAAAAAAGCCCGCCAATGGCCAATCCACCAGCGGGCTCATGTCACCCCAGCAATAGTGCCCTTATGGGCATTAATGTTGGAATAGTGGCCCAAAAACGGGACGTAAAAAGGCCACCGAAGCTCATGTAACGCAAGCCTATTGTGCAGCAAGCTGATCCAGGTATTTACGGCACTGCTTGCAAGTGACCTTATCTGGCACCGTGGTTCGGCTAAGTAGCATCCATCGTTTGCAGGATGTTCTCCACAACAAGAACCCTGTAGGGTCGCGATGCTTTTGGTCGCCTGCGGTCCAATGAAGCTTCATTCTTGCTCCCTGCCCCAACCCTCCGCCCGGCAGGACCGGGCTCCCTGCTAAGGTGCTCACCGCGAGCGCCCGGCAATGGACGGAGGGAGGGGAGATTAGATGGCTTCGTAGAGGGCTTGAACCCCTTTGGGGGTCGGGAATAGCGCGTGGGCTCGGCCAATTTTTTCGCCCTCAACAACAAAGCCTCTTTGCTTCAGAGAGCGTACAGCCATTCCTATCTTTTTGGGGGTGTCTCCCAGGTCTTCAGCAATCGCTCTACATGTCCATTCATTCGGTTCACTGACAGCGTAATTGAGTATCATCCACGGTCTGCTGTTTGCTTGCATTGCCATACTTTCATCTCTCCTTTACTGATTTTTTTAGTCCGTAGTTGTCCTTGGCCCATCCGTCTCCTTTAAGAGAAAATGAGCCAACACTGATTCGCTTCTTCATGTCTTGTGAACATTGCTGGCAGAACGGCGCTGGGTCACCGTGCTTCTGTAGGCACTCTTGCTTTTTGCCGCAGGCATCGCACTCGTACTCATACAGCGGCATCTTGTTCCTCAACCCCTATAGGCTCTCCAGGGGCCTCACATTCAGGGCATGCCAGGTTTCCAAACCAAATGTACCCACATTCGATACAGCATCGCCGATAGAGCTTGATGACTTTACTCATGGCTCAACCGAGACGCTATTTCCTTTCTTCGTTGATCTGTCTTTTGCTCAAGCTCAAACATTCGCTGAACACGGCGCTCAACAGTCTGGTTCTTCTGCTGAGCGCTTGTAATCAACCACTCCATTAAGCCTTCTTCGATAGAAACCACCAACTGCGTCATCTTGGGCTTACGACGAGCCATCTTTCATCCGAAGGCTGGGGCGCCTGGAGTCGAACCAGGAACCTTCCGGGTAACAACCGGATGCGCTGCCAGTTGCGCTACACCCCATCAATCATCGAAGGAGACGGGAAACGGCGTTGCGTCCGTGACCTGCGGGTCTTCCATGAAGTCATCCTCATCATCCTCTTCAACCTGCTCAGGCTCAGAGGCTCGCTGAGGCTCTGCCTGTGGCGCGGCGTTGGAGGCCATTGTGCCGATAAGCTGCTTGAGCAAGTCCTTCAGTTCAGAGTCATCGGTGCTCTTAGACTTGAGGACCTTCACGACATCGTCTGACAAGCCGCCAGTGTTGACGTTGATGTTCATGGTCTCTGGGACACCGTTGCGGTACATCAGGTCAGGCTGGTTTTCAGCATCAATAAACTGCACGGCCAGCATGATGCACTCGACAGATGAATCATCTCTCCGAACGTCGACCTCGTAATCTGAGATCTTCCAGTCCCCATTAGGCTGGCTGTGCTGGATTGTCTTGAGCATTCCTTCAAGGGATTTGCCGACCATGTTCGCCCAAATGTGCTCAGAGACCTTGCCTTGGGTGTTTGGAAGTTCCCATCGGCAATCACCAATTCTGGTGCGGTTCTTGGCCCATTGCTTCTTTGTCTTGGCGGGAATGACCTGCAATTCGAGAACTTGGTTCAAAATTCGGATCAGATCTGGAGTCTGGTTGATCCATTCGGTCTTGCCAGAGCCCGTGGGGGCCTCGATTTCTTTGGCAAAGACGTTCCGCTTCTTTTGTGCCTGCTCCAACAAACTCATCATGTTCTCCAATTATTTCCGGCCTCGGTTTTTCTTCCGAGACTCCATGCGCAGATTGCTCCGCTTGTTGTTCCCAGGATTCCCATCCTTGTGATGGACATCCTTCCCGTCACCTTTCTTTGCCTTCCCTGCCAAAACCATAATCCGCCGAGCAGTATTCCGGCCAGACCTTCGCTTTCGCTGTTCAGGTTTGCCGTGGTACTCCTTGTACTCTTTCTTGTAATCACGTTCTGCCATTCTTTTTGCTGCCTGATTTGGGTTCTACCCCAATTGTATCTACTTCAGAGGCAAGATCGGCAGTCTCGTCTGGAATTTCATTCACAGTCAGTTCCTTTACTGCGCCCTTTAGGGCAGACATGCCAGTATCGGAGTCCTTTACTTCTGTAGTGTCAATGACCTGAGTTGATGCTGATGGTGCATCTTGTTCGCCATCGTACTGGTAGGCAGTCGAGGAGTCGTCATCCATCGGGACAAGGCCGCGTGCGATTGCGTACCGAATTCCCGTCTTGAGTGCCATCTCGATAGGCCACTTGCCCCACACCGAGCGCTGTCCGCTTCGTCGGAATGAGTCAGAGTTTGCCCTCCGCTTCTCGATATCCGCCTTACGAATGACCACAAAGTCTCTGTCGCCATTTGGGTAGTGTGCGACGACATAGACTGCCCGAAGCGTATCCCACGATTGCTCTGCATTGAGGTCTGGCACATGCCGAAGTTCTGGCTCTGTGCCCTCGCGGACATTGAACTCGTCTGACTCAAATACAGCCTTTGTCCGAAGCCTCACTCCGGCACGAGATGCCAGCCTTGCAAACCCTCGATGAGATACCTGCCACTGAAGCTGGTTCCCTCGCGGCAGGAGATATACATCAGGAAGCGGGCCACCGGGCATCAATCCAGTAATTGCTGACAAGGCAACAGCTTGAGCAACCGATGCCGGGTCGCACGAATAGAGTTTGTCGTCAGCCTGGGCTGCTTGCCTGAACGCCAAGGCTACGCGCCCTGCGGCCTCGTTTCCAGCGTCTGAGCCAACCATCCCCTGAAGGAACTCTGTGGCCTTGGATTCAACGATTCCACGGAACCGGATTGCGGGGTGCAGTTTCTCTGGCTTTGCCATGGTTACTCCTTTGGTCGGTTGTATGTGAACCGGAAGGTTCGAGAGCCTTCTGATTCGTTGATGTAGTTCTTAGCAAGTTCGGGGTGCTCAGACTCGAACGCTTTTCGGTCGAAAGTTGACCGGCCTTTTGTGGGAGACCATGTTGCAATCCCGTCGATTCCATAGGCCTCGCCAATCTTCTCTTTAAGTAGATTCTCTACACGCCGCTTTTCCGTCTCTATTTCAGAAAGGTTGCTTCGAAGCTCTACCAGCTTTTCTGCCAAAGCTGTTGTGTCTTCGTCTGCAGGAATGAACTCCTTTGCTTCCGGCTTCCATCGTGAGGCAAGCGCCGCTCCGCAGGCTGTTGACCCATCTGTCTCTGGCGGCTCTCCTTCTTCAATGTGCTTTTTGTACCAGTCTCGAACAAAGCCAACAATGTTGTCTTCAAGGGCTTTGTCCCGGTTTAGTCGGTACACCCTGAACTCATCAGACAGTGTGGCAAATGCAGCAAGGTCACACCGGTTGTCTCCGGTCACGGCCATCTGCCACACACACTGCGCGGCGTAGTACGGTGGCACATTGTCTGTCCCAGGCTCTCCCCAGTGGTCATTGAAGCTGCGAGTAGACTTCACTTCAACAAGCCATCGTTCTTTTCCGTCTGACACGAAGAAGTCTGGTCGGGCGTGCATCCAGGGCTCTGCGCCAAGGATGGGGCTTTCTTCATACTCAGGTCCCTTTTGAACCTCTACATTGTGAAGCTTTGCGTAGTGGGCACCAATCGCTGGCTCAAGGATGTGTCCACGAGTTGTGGCGAAGGTCTTCTTAGACTCAACAAGCCCGTGCATTCTG